TGGAAATCCTGTTCCCCGACTTCGACGGGGAAATCCCTGTGGCCTTAAAGATCAAGGTCGAGCCAATCAACGTAGTGCAACTCAAGGAGGCAGCATGATCGCGTGTCCAATTGCCAGCAGCCTGGCAGCATACGAAGCAGAAATGGATCGGCAAGACGCCTATGAGGCGGCGATAACAGCGCGCCAGGACGAGATTCTTGACTCTCTTGACGATCTTGGCGCCCTAGATATGACGCAGTTTGAACGCATACGCCTGATGCTCAACATGCGCGTCATCACAATAAACAGAAAGCCACAGTCCCGCGAAAAGGCAATGGATGAGATCAGAGAAGTGATCTTGGAGGCCAGCCGGCGCACTGCCGAACGCATCTACAAGGAAGAGATGGACGCAGCCGCCGAAGCGCTGGCCGTCGAACGGTGGGAGCGTTTGATGGAACGATGCGAGGAATGAGCATGAAGCGCCTTCTGATTGCACTGCGCCTGTGGCGCGATCCGGTTCTTTCTTTCAACCTGCGCCGCGCATGGCGCGCTGCTAAGAGGTTCTCATGACACAGGAAGAATTCAGGAACGCCCGCAAGACGGGCATCGGCGGCAGCGATATTGCCGCCATCCTCGGCCTCTCGCCGTGGCGCACAGCCGTCGACGTCTGGATGGACAAGACAGGGCGCGCTCCGGACACGGAGCCGACTGAGGCCATGTTCTGGGGAACCGTGCTGGAGGACGTAATCGCCAAGCACTACGCCGACACCGAGCAGCGGAAGGTGCAGCGCATCGGCGAGATGATGCGCCACCCGAAGCACGCATGGATGCTGGCGAACATCGACCGCGCCATCGTCACGCCCGGCAGCCGCGCCAGATTCGATGTTGGAAAACTGCTCGGCGCTGACGGCATCCTCGAATGTAAGACCGCCAGCGCCTACAAAGCCGGCGAATGGGGCGCGCCAGAAGACGATGATGCGATTCCGACGCACTACGCCGCGCAGGCCATGTGGTATCTGGCCATCACCGGCCTTGACTGGTGCGACGTGGCCGTATTGATCGGAGGCCAGAAGTATCTGGTCAAGCGCGTCGAGCGCGACGACGACACCATCCAGGGCATGATCGAGCGCGCCGAAGAGTTTTGGTTCAAACACGTCGTCGGGCAGGTCGCCCCAGAACCCAAGACCGGCGACGACGCGATCAAGCTGTTCCCGCGCGATTCCGGGCGCAGCATCGAGGCGAACCCGAAGACGCTGGAATTGCTGGCGCGCGCCGTCGAGCTGAAGCAGCAGATCGCCGCGCTCGAAGTCGAGCTCGAGGGCGACAGGAAAAAGGGCATCAACGGCGTCATCGGCGAGCTGAAAGCCTACATGGGTGACGCATCGGCCATCACCATCGGCAACGAGACGCTGGCGACCTGGAAGGCGCAGACCTCGCAACGCCTCGACACGGCGGCATTCAAGGCCGCGCATCCGGAAATCTACGCGCAGTTCGCCAAACCGAGCGAATCGCGCGTTTTTCGCATCAAGCAACAGTAACGCAATCAATCAGGAGGCATCATGGAAATCAAATGGATCAACACGTCGTCAGTACGCACAAACCAGAAAACCGCCGTAGCGGTTACCGTCAACAAAAATGGCAACGGGAAAGCCATTGCGCTTATCGTCATCTACCATGAGCTTATGAAAAAGATCAGGGCGTTTGCCGGAGATCGCGCAGCCATCGGGTGGAACGAAACCCACATTGCCATCAAGCGCGTTACCGAAGGGGGTTATGCCATGTCAGCCTCTGGTTCTACGGGAAAAGGCAGAGAGAAAAAAATCGGCAAGCCGGTTACTGTCCACATCAAGATGATTAACAGATTCCCTTTCCCAATCAAGCAGAGAGTTGAATTTGATATGGATGAAATTGAAATATCCAGCGATGGCGTAGTGCTGTTGCCAATCCTTGACAAACTCACAAAGGAGTCCTGAAATGGGAACCACCGCACTGAAAGCAGCAGTCACGAATACGGCAACGACAGCAAAGCCGGCCGCAAAGCCGACCACGATTCACGGCTTCCTCGAAACCTACAAGGCCGAGATTGCCCGCGCCCTGCCCAAGCACATGACAGCCGACCGCATGGCGCGCATCGCGCTGACCGAGTTCCGCAAGAACCCGGCACTGATGAAGTGCGATCCGGCGACGCTGTTCGGTGCCGTCATCCAGTGCGCGCAGCTTGGCCTGGAGCCGGGCGGCACGATGGGGCACGCATACCTGATCCCGTTTGAAAACAAAAAACGCGGAACGACCGACGTGCAGTTCATCGTCGGCTACCGCGGCATGCTCGACCTGGCGCGCCGTTCCGGGCAGATCGTCAGCATCAGCGCCCGCGAGGTCTGCGCGAACGACAAGTTCGCCTACCGCTATGGCATCGACGAGACCATCGAGCACGTTCCAGCCGAGGGCGAGCGCGGCGAACTGACGCACGTCTATGCTGTGGCCAAGCTCAAGGACGGTGGCGTGCAGTTCGAGGTTCTGACCCGCGCGCAGATCGAGGACATCCGCAACGCCAGCCAGGGCTACAAGACGGCGATCAAGTTCAACCGCACCGACTCGCCGTGGATCAGCCATTTTCACGAGATGGCCAAGAAAACCGCCATCCGTCGGCTGTTCAAGTATTTGCCGGTCAGCATCGAGATTCAGCTCGCCGTTGGCCTGGACGAGGCCGGCGAGGAAGGCATCAGCCAGGATAACGGCTACGTGATCGACGGCATTTCGCGCGAAGTTGGCGCAGTAGATCAAGAGACCGGAGAAATCCTCGATCCGCAGGACTCAGAGCTGAAACAGGTCGAGCAAAGAACCGCCGGCAGCATGACCTATGCCGAGGTTGCCGATCTCATCGAGAAGGCCAAGAGCATCGACGACCTCGATCTTGCGCGCGACCTGGTCAAGCACGTCGCCGACCTCCAGCAGCGCGAGGAGCTAGGCGCAATCGCCAAGCGCCGCATGACAGAACTTGATTCGGAAGCGTGACATGGCGAAACTCTACGACCTGGCCGTCTCAGTCGGCAGCTACACAAACAAGATCGGCGAAGAGAAGAAGCGCTGGAAGAACATTGGCAGCGTGATACAGACCAAGGACGGCGGCAAGGTGATCCTGATCGACCGCACCTTCAATCCGGCCGGCGTGCCGGTCGAAGACGGGCGCGATTCGATCATGGTCAGCATGTTCGAGCCGAAGGACGAAGGCGGCTTGCAACAGCGGCAGCAACACCAGGGGCAGCAGCAGGTCGCAAGGCAGCAGTCAGGCGGCTACTCCGCCCCAGACGACGAGATACCGTTCTGAGGGGCATGATGAAACGCAACCATACAGGCCACCGCGTCGGCGAATACCACCAAAGAGCAAAGCTATCAGACGCCCAGGTGCGCAACATGCGATATGCGCATGAGAATCTTGGCATGAGTCGGCGCGAGGTCGCCGAGATGTTCGGCTGTTCGTATTGGACGGCGCGCGACATTCTCAACTATTGGACGAGGGCGAGCGCATAAAAGACGACAAAAGAAAGGAAGAAAGTGAATGAGCTGGCACTATTCGCGGGCGCTGGTGGAGGAATACTTGGTGGGAAACTGCTCGGATGGCGCACGGTCTGTGCAGTCGAGCTCGACCCGTATGCCAGAAGCGTTCTACTGGCCAGACAAAACGACGGAACACTCCCGCCCTTCCCGATTTGGGATGACATCCGAACCTTTGACGGAATACCTTGGCGAGGCGTTGTTGATGTTGTTTCTGGCGGCTTTCCGTGCCAAGACATCAGCAGCGCCGGAAAAGGAGCCGGCATCGACGGGAACCGAAGCGGACTCTGGAGCGATATGGCAAGGATCATTCGCGAAGTACGACCGCGCTACGTCTTCGTGGAAAACTCGCCAATGCTCACTTTTCGGGGGCTCAACCGAGTTCTCGGGGACTTGGCCGAAATGGGGTTCGATGCGCAATGGGGAGTGCTTGGAGCGGCCCATGTCGGAGCGCCCCACCGGCGCGAACGCATCTG